CCGCCTGGTCGGTCGTTGTCCCCTTCGAAGGTTCGAGGAGAAAGCCGGGTTCCAGAAGCTACGTCACCGTAGCTTCTGGACGCCTCTCATGAGGTTCGTTGCATTTCAGAGATAAATTCGACTAGGGTAAGTCGCAGATCATTTCTCTGTCGGGGGTGAAACCCTCGTATTTATCATACCAATCTTCTACAAGGTCATCATACTGTTTATCTAAGTACGATGTGTAGATGCCGTGAGAATACGCGAAGACTTTCAATTTCTTTCGCCAATCCTCATAAACATCTTCACCATGTAGAAAAGTTTCGAGTAAGATGGTAGTTATAGCATTACAAGCTAAATCATCCAGTTCGCCTTTTCCACTAACCATGTGAGCCATTTTCTCAATGGAATCCATAGAAAGTGCGCCAACTCGGACTTCTAACTTTTCATGATATACACTCTTTCGCTTCAAGAAATCAATATCATTGAAGTCAGCAAACTCTTTCGGATTTTCACTTTTAGCAGCATCAGTAATTTTCATACCGATACTGTCGAAGTAATTTTTCCGACTCGAAAAGTTTGTGATTGCTCGAACCTCTGGCCGAGATCCAGCAATACCATCGTCCCCATACGTGATGATACGTTCATTATCACGATATGGGCCGAGAGATTTGAGTTTTTCAAGCCCAAACACTCTCTCGCCATTTGTGTAATAAGAAATTCGGTTGTGAAGTGAATTCTCAATTGAATTTCCATACACTGTGACGGTGTTACCCGAGGACCACAAGAAACAACTAATCACTGTGCCATTCCAATCAATGATTGGATTGCGTAGTTCATCAGCAATAGCGTCCATGTCTGCCTCGTCCTGGGGTGAATATCCCATGGCAACGCCAATTCGCTTAAATATGTTGAGGGATGCTATCATCACATCCAAAGATCTTCTCAAGTCATATTTACTGTAATCCCAATCATTCATAAGATTGTCGGGAGATAGCTCTTGCACGTATTTCATGGTTTCTTCCCACTCGTCACCTGCGCAGTTTATTCCTACTGCACATTCACAGAGATGCGGGTGTCTTGAAATGAATTCTACAATCGGCAAATAATATTTGCGCACGGCTAATGCGAAAATACATTCTTGAATGTAGAAGATTCTTACCTTCGTCGAATCTTCAGACACAACCTCATCTTTCAAACATGTCTTGCTCCAGACTCCATACTTTTTGCCGGACCGGAACGTCTTAACCATTTCATCAAAGTGATTCTTGGCTTTAGACGTAAGCACAAATTGCTTCTCACCAGTCGGTAGTGACGCAAATTCCTCAAAAAGATCACTATCAACTTTAGATCCCGACCCTCCACTGATGGGTCCTATCGAAGTGGACATGTTCACGGGTTTCATATACATGGAACCCTTAACGCCGTTGATCATTTCATAATCCGATAATACCTTGCACAAGTGAGAATTTTTCTTCTTATACTCAGGTAAAATTTCCAGTATCGGATCCAAATAATCCTTCACCGCCCATTTTAAGGCTGACGGTGGTACCTCTACGGCACCCTCAGCAACAATCTCAATTGCTTTGTTGTGAGGTTCCCAAGGTTTCTTGAAATCGGGTTTCTTCCATCGACATCGCATGTTGTACTCTTCCTCAAGGAAAGGGCTCATCATCGATCGTCTGACCCTTGACTTGTAACGCGGTAAATTCAAATTGTTTCCAATAATTTCAATACCACTGTACTCGTTCAAATTCTTGAAACCTGAAGAGGCTGGGTGGGGCAAACCATAATTGTGAACCATTTGGTAACCCAAACGGTCCTCAGGCATGGTTCCTCTCTCTGGCATGTTGATAAAATCAGGATCGCCCTTAAGCATTTCCAAGTACTTCTCGTAATCTTGGCGCGTTATTTCCTGGGCGTTACCCTGTTTACCGAGAAAAGTCAAATCTCCTGAAATGTGGAATCCCAGTATCACTCCTTTGCGAATGATTGGTGACCCACATGAACCAAAAGTGGTTCTTGGAGATACATATGACACCCCGCGACCACAATTGATGCCTCCGCTATCAATATTATCCCGATACTTTACATTCACGTTTTCGCCGGTAACAACTAAGTTGCTTCCAACTTTATCCATGTGTAAAAGCTTCGCGGCATGGTGGTCGTTTGCAGTGTTAACTGGTAAGAAATCAGTTAAATCTCTTCTCATCTTCGGTCCACGTGGAACTTTAATGATCACTGCATCTTTTCCCTCCATTTTACGTACATGTTCAGCGTAAACACGAACTTTGGTGTGATATCCACTGCTGGCGATGTATACATCTGTCACAGCCTGAATCTCTTCACCTAGTGTGTCCGGTTTAAAGAAATGCATGGGCAATAATAACTGGCCTGTTCTAAGCCAGATACCACACACATACACAGTTTCTTTACCAACCTGTGCTGAAACTCTGCACATATGTTTTGATACAATGGTTTCTGTTGCATCAAAAGTGAGGGAGGGATCGACAGAACTGGTGGGAGTGGTTCGATTAAACAGCATGAAACTATTCCATGGTCTTTGTTCAGAACCTTCTCTCACTATTCCTGTCTCCGGCTTATTCTGCCGGAAGGTGTTCCATAAGGATACGCCCATGAGAATGGCACCCATAAAACCCAAAGCCGTTGGCACGTCGCAAAATTCAGAAACGTGACGCCTACTTTTAGCAATAAGTGCAGCTCTCAATTCAGCGTTCTCAGTACACATACGTCTTAATTCTCTAATACGTGCACCTGTTCCCAAAGCCTTTCGCACCCACATATGTAAAAAGAATAGTACAAAATATGTGAGGGCTATAGTCAATGGAAACAACCACCAAGTGTGCATGGTCTTCTCCAGCACCTTAATGACTTGAGTCTCCTTATAAAACCAATAGTAATGAAGCCTTCCTAGCCATCTTTGGATATCATACAAATTGACATTGTATTCATCCCAATCAAGATACTCTTCCGTAAAAATTCCTGAACGAGCATGATGATCGCGATTTTTAAAAACAGCTTCATTCCATTGAGGGAAAAAGGGAATTGGTCCAAATCTGTCAACAGTTCTAGTTTTGTAAACCACCATTTCCCATTCCCTGGGCCTGAACATGTGCTGATGAGTTGGAAAGAGACCGTAAGTCTGGTTCACATTTCCCAACTGTTCCCATCCAAATATCAAAAAAGATAAAAAGATGAAGACAGCGCATGCCCAAGTGAAACTTCGCTTGAGCAAAGTCGATGTCGGCAAGAAAATTTGATGCTCAGCAGCAACAAACTGAATATATCTTTCCTTCAGTTTGCCGAGAAGAGTTGGTTTACCGTTTCGTCGTAACCATTTCCCAGGTACTAGACTTAAGGAGGTAGTAATCACTCCTTCTGGTATTCTTCCAACTTCTTCAATGACTGCTTCCCGCAAATATCCATGTGTTGCAGAATCAATACTCCACAACCACTTAAACTTACAAAATGGATTTATATACGGTAATACAGCCTCGCTGGCTATTGAAAATGCAGTGCTAGTTATGGTGTTTACAACACCCCTCTCAGGGGTTGAAACACCAATTTCTTCATCTGCATCCTCAAAATTTTCATGTGGCAATAAATCTTCAACAGCACAGCCAAGATCATCGGCTAACCGTGATGCTCCTTTCGCTCTCTCGATACGATCAGCCATTTCCTTCGCTTTTTGTTCATCGCGAATTATTTGCTGTTTATCGAGAGGAAGCCTAGGTAACTTCTGCTTCTCCGCATCCGTGAATGCGGGAGCACGTTCCATGATTGGCGGGAGCACTGCGCTTTGAGATTCAATATCATTGTCTTGGGGAATAGTTCCAGGAGGTTCTTTCCCGCATCTGTGACAATAATCTTGCCCCTCAGGACCATGATTACATTTCTTGCCATATGGTCCGAGTCTGTCGCAGGCTTTGCACCAGAAATCTGGTTCATGCCCACTAACAACTGAAGCATCTACGACGGCGTATTTGTGTAACTTGAGATAATCTCTCTTTCCTTGACATACACACCACTCAGCAAGACGTTGGCATTTCAAGCAGCCTTTCTTCTTGGCTGTCTTTCTTTCCTTTTCCAACTTGTCTTGCTCGTCGTAATGATCAATTGCTATTTTTCGAATCAATTCCATGAACTCATCAGTTTCAAGATTTCGACTATCTCTGCCTCCAAACTGATAATAAACGCGTTTCTTGTTGCCCATTTCGTCATAGACAATCTCGTACACGTCATAGTAGTGGTATTTCTTACTACCATCCGTCTTCTTGGAATCAAATCTGCCATGAGGATCCGCGAATTCTGGTTTGACTCGCATGTGAACTGATGTATATCGTCTACACCAAGCTCCGGGCTCTTTGGCAACAGCTAAGAAAGGTTCCTCCGTATTAGCTGAAGATACGACACTAATATGTTGTAGTGTGACACTGGCTTTATCTTCCAATCGTGAACGATTTGGATGATATGGAACTGAATCCACCAGTGCGAGGGCGAGGTTTAGAGCTTCCTCAAGCTGGTTTGCATATATCTCTTTGACGGGACTTGATTCATTGATGGTAATACATTGTGTACTATTGTTCAATCCATCTTGAAACTTCGTCGACAAATTAACATGTGCATTGTCCTCTTCTCGATATTCCTCACCACGCGCCAAACAATGTTGTTCATGCACGTTTTTCATGATGAAAGATTTACCAACTTTCGGCTTCCCCCACATATGAACTCCGCGGGGAACTTTGACCGTATCGACCTTCAATACTAATGTTTTGATATCATTGTACAAAAGATCAACCTTCATAATCAAAGTTGAAGCTGAAAGAGAGGTAAATTTGTCTCGATCCAATTTGGACAACTTAAGGAGATTGTTGTAAACTTCCTCAATCTCAATAAGCTTGACCTGTCGCTCTTCAGCGATACTTTCTCCAGTTCTCGATACATCAGTATACCATTTGTTCAATTCGTAGTACTTTTCATGGCATAATGATAATAAACCGGAATTCATAAATAATGGTTGCAGCGAGCGTTGTTCCATGCAAGCTAAACCAACAGTTGAACTCCAGTTAAAGAACTTCACCACATGATCAATGAGATCAACAGCGTTAATTTTCTCAGCTGTTGCGTGTTTCATTACCTCCTTATGCAAAGGGTGCGAAAATTCCACGTCATTGATTTGGCAAGTGAAGAAAGCGAATGCAGTCCCGATAATGTAAGATAAATGTTGTGTGAAAACTTTCTTTTTCAATACTTCCCACAATTTAATCGTTTCTTCCGAGAATGATTCAGGCATGCTGGCGTGTTCCAAATCGTAAATTTCCTGTAACGATTTTCCTTCCAATTCTGGAGGGAGAGAAACCTTACCAACGTAATCAGTCAATAAATCATGCATTCCCATGATCAACCCATCATCTAGACACGAATCCAAAAAGGCTACGCATCTAGTGACGACTGAAGTGAGGTTAGTGTCTGAATTCAAACCGACTGCTAGGAGTGCTAACTGTGTTATCATCTTCGAACTTTTCCTTACAGTCTTGCTTGAATAACTCTTGCTCAATTCTTTTTTGACTTGATTTATTTGTTCTCCCACAGAGGATTGTTTGGTCAGATCCAGTTCAGAATCATCATCCACTTCGGGAGGGTTGTAGTACTGTTGTAAGCGTTTGTCCACGCTTACGGCGGATACTGGTGTATCCTGGTCAGAATCGTCAAATTGTTCCGATTGTGATTCTGATGTTGATCCGGATTCGGGAGTACTTTGTTTTGCTTTGGCCAATTGTTTGGCTTGGGCATATGCTCGTACTGCATGAATCCTTGGAACAGGCAATCCTTGTTTTCCAAAATTACTGGAAATGAATTTACCATCCTGATCAAAATGTTCCGTAAAATAAGATACATGTACATTATTTGTTGAGAACAATGGTTGCACCGCACAGCAGCGGCAAGTGGGCAAATTCAGCGTGCATTTTCCTAGGCTGAATTTGTTGCCCTCCTCGATCTTTTCCATCGAGGGAATGGGTTGTGGCCTGGGTATTAAATAGGCTACATTCCCATTAGATTTTGATTGAGTCTTCATGCTATGAATAGCAAGTGAGTTCACGCAAAAATTTGGACTGTTCGTAACTTTATTGCTCAGTCGACGCTATGAACACGAGAAGGTTATTACCCTTCTCGGCGCCTTGTGAAGATGTTGTGACCGTAAAGCTTTGAAGCCTTGAGCTTTGAACGATCTAAACCATTAAACCAAGATACGGAGGCCCCCCGTCTTCACTAATATATTTAAAAGAAGGGCTACTCTATTACTTGGAGTTTGAAACTGCAAATCTTCATTCATTCAAAATAGGTCTAAATTACTCTAGTGATCAAAATTCAAAAGAATTTGTTTGTCACTCATCAATAATCGATGTCTCCTATACATCCTAATAGTCTCCGCTTGGAGAACCTACCAATCCGTTAAACGGTCGTCCAGGTAGGAAGTTCACTATTCGTCTCAGAATGTGCCAATACAGTCATTGGGGTTCCTCAAATTTGTAACTTCGAAAAGTTCTCGGGCATTCAGAGGTGTGTGCTCGTAAGGCCGAAGCCTAAATTCCGATCCTATAAAGGCGATCAGAGTATGTTTTCCTATAAAGAGACGTAAATCACGCTCATTAACTCGTTCTTGGTTCTTATCTGTACGAGTATCAGATGTTGTATTTCATACCATTAAGGTTACGGGTTTACTTAAAATTTCTAAGTGTACCGTCATTTTGACTTGTTCTACTCATTTGAAATACACGAGCTTTCTATAGTATGTTTACTTATCAGCTACTATGATATGCTGACAGCAGGTTACGACATATAAGTATTTTTACTTATATGAAGAGATAAAGGTGTCCTTTCCTAGTTGTAATTAAATATGCTTAGGCATCAATGTTAGTTAAACTATAAACTTAGTTAGTGAGAGGGGAACTCTCACGTCCTAGAGGTTTATAAATAACATCCATTGATCCCATCACAGGGATCCAACTACATTACTAGCACTTCGTGGGTTGTTAAA